TGATAGCGTCAGAGGGGAAAAAGTGGTGTTTTAGTATACGTGGGGACCATAAGCAGTGGTAAAATGTGGGAAAACAAAACCACTAAAAGTGGGGGAAAGTGGGTCGAGGGGATTATCCCCATCGTAACGAGTCCCCTGACATTCTGACAATTCCAACTTTTTACCCCACAAGTTATCCACATTCCACATTTTTTTTATCCACTGACATAGCGTCAGGACCAATCCCCACCTGTGGATAACTTTATTTTTATATGTTCCGTAATTATATTTATCCACATATGATTACCATACAAGATTTGCAATATGATATTTTTCAATTAGATGATATGAGAGTGAGGATAGTTATCTCTCTGTTAGAGAAAGAGTTAGGTACACTATACTTCGAAAAGGCAAAGAGAGCCTTCACGAATAAACCTGTGGGGATGAACTCATGGGCATGCGTCGACGCTAAGGTCGAAGGACTTTATGTGGTGGGTGGGGAAGACATCACCCCCAAGGATATTGTGGCACACTGTCAGGGCCTACTCAGGACGGCGGGGTCTTAACCTTTTTCTTGGTCCGTCTTCTCTGAGTGGTCTACGGGCTTTGATTTCTTCAACACCCCACAGAACTGTGTAACCGATAAGCAACGCTTTTAAAAACTTTAACATAGTATTTCTTTAATATAGTTCCAACAATCTTTGTAATATTCCTGTTCCATCTCACGGGCTTCCATCTCCATGGGATGTTTATCATATCCATATATGTCCATCAACTTATGATACTTTGATTTGACAGGTTGCAGATAATGTGTATATTCATGGATAACAGTCTGTATCACCAACTTAACGGTGGGGCAGTTATTATGATATATGAATAACTTATTATCATACGGACAGTACTGACCATACGCAGGTTCCCCACCTCTCTGTTTGGTAATGGATACAGAGAAAGGTTTATTTTTCTTTCGGGTCCCGAATGTATCAGTACAGTATTGGGTCGCATACTTCACCACCTCACGAAGGGTGGCTCTGTCGAGATTCTCCACACGTGTATTCAGGCGAAGACCTGAACCCATCATCATATCAATAATGTAGTTTAACATCTTACAAAGATACTGAATATTTCTCACAAAAATAAATTTGTTTATATGGGGAAAAAGGCGTACCTTTGTACTACGCTCTCGACCGTTTGGGGTGGGGACCAAATAGCCTACCTCTGATTTCTTCAGCTGACATTATGCCCCCGCCCGTTCTACACTCCCGCTTCGAACAATACAAAGAAACGACTATTTATTAATATAACCAAAAAAAGTTATCCACATGCCATCAGACTATCCATTAACATATGAAGAACTATTAGACAACTACGAATTTAAAGTGGGGAAGAGAATCTTAACAAGAGAATACCCATGGATAAAAGATGTGGTAGTTAAAAACCCCGAAGATGTAAACAGATATAACCTCATCTTCGTGGATGTTATTATTAACCCATTTGAATTATCAGAAGAGAAAGGTTGGAGACTTGCAAGTTATGTGGTGAGGTCCATAGATAACGGTACAGACTTTTGGTCCCCATATCTATCCACATACTACACAGGTGAAGTTAGGGATGAAGCAATGGACTTGGTGAGAGGTATGGAGAAGACATTGGAGGACCTACACAAGTCCCCCGCCATCCCACAAGAGATGAGACTACCTGGCCATCGCAAACTTAACATAGGTTCATGGTTCACACAGCCAGGGACACAGGTCCCCACCGACTATGTTGATTGGGCTAACGAACTTGAATAACCTATAAAGATACCTCCCATTGGTCGGAGACATGAATGTCTACTACACAGCTTTCACATATACAAATAAAGTTATCCACACCACAATGTGGATATCTTTTTTTGGAGACAACATGTCAGGAGGGGGTGGGGATTAAATGTGGATAACTACCCCCCGTCAGACCCCCCTCTGGCATGGGGGTACCACCCCCCCTCCCCCCGTATCCCCCCTTACTATACTGTCAGAATGTCATTTGGGGGGGACAATACCCTAAGTTGCGCAAATAAATTTTTGGGAAAAAAAAGTCCCTTTTTGATATATTTATAATAAACAAATTTTATGAATAGAAGTTATAACAAGATTAGACATATACAAGAAACTAATCAGAGATTGGAAAACAGAGTTTTAAACGAACAAGGAGTGTCTAATGCGTTGGCATCACTAAAACCAGGTCAACCGAAACCTGCGGCAGCACCAGCACAAAATCAAAGAGTACAATCTTTGGTAAATTACTTAAAACAATACTCATTTACTCCTGCAGAGATTCAGCAGGCTCAGGCACAATTAAAAGCTCCACAACCTCAAGCTGCTAAACCTGCAGCACCAGCACCAATACCAAATATGAATTTGATTGGGATGTAATCATATTCAAAATCTATAATAAGACCCTCTTCAAAAATGAAGGGGGGTTTTTTTATTTAAAAATTTTTGGAATATTTATTAAAATATGAAATATATTATATCTGAATCAAGATTTGAAAGTTTGATTTTAAATTATCTTGATGGTTCATTAAAAAATATTAAATCTCATACCCAAGAAGTTGAGGGTGAAGAATATAATTGGTGGGGTATTGAAGATACTCCTATTTTTGTTCTTAATTATGTTCATGGTGAACTTGGGATTGCATATGATGAACAATATGTTTCTTCATTGTGTGATTTATTTGGAATATCCGAAAACGAATCTAAAAAATATATCTTGGAATGGATTAAGTCCAAGTTGAATATTCACCCTGAATTTATAATTCAACAAGAAATGTTTTAATATAACCCCATCTTTTAGGTGGGGTTTTTTATTAACAATAAATTTACATTATGGGTTATGACTAAAAACTATTTATTAGTGTTAAAACATAAATAAAACAAAACCCATTTTAACATGTTAAATTTAGATGATGAACAAGTATTACCAGCTGATGAGGAATTGGCTGAAGAAACAGTTGACACATTTGATACAGATGAGACAACTGAGGAAGAAACAGAAGAAACAACTTCTGATGATGAAACTGAAGAGGATGAAGTGGAGAACTCATCAGCTTTAGAAATCTCTATGTTAAAAGAAAAAATCTATGATTTAGAAGAGAGAGTTTCTGATTTAGAGGATGATGTTTATTCAGATGATGAGGACGAAGATGAAGAGGAGTCAGAAGAAGATTCTGAATAGTCTTAAAATTTGTGCATGAAAATTTTAACCCCACCTCATCAGTGGGGTTTTTTTATGTGGGTATGTTAGAAATATATTTCTCATTTTACAGAATAGTGGGGTTTGGGTTTACGGATTATTAAACGATTAGAAATATATTTCCAAAACACGACCCCCATCTTTCAAATGGACCCCAATTATAGAAAAAAAATTTTTGGAATTTTTTATAAAATTTACTATCTTTGTAAAATATGAAAAACTTAATTATAATTGCACACCCCAACAAAAATAGTTTTTGTTATAATGGGATAATGAAAACCATCAAGGAAACTCTTAAGACAAATAAGGAGGAGGTATATGTTCTTGACTTATACAAGGAAAATATAACTCTTGAATTTATAAAGGACAAGGTGAGGGAATATAAGGACCTTGTTACATGGTCCGAAAGAATTTATATTATATCACCTGTATGGTGGTTTAGATGTACTCCTGCATTGGAATCTTTCTTTGACCAAGTATTTGTTCCAGGGTTTGCTTATAATTTCAAACCTATAACAAAAGTATATGGAATACCTCAACCATTACTCGGGGATAAGAAGGTTAGGACTTATTTAACACATGGGGCACCAGCATTTCCTGTATTAACATTATATTTGAATTCGGTTAAGTTGAGATTGGTGTTGGGGGTATACTCATTTGTATTTGGTTGGTTTAAGACAAAGACAAGACAATTTTGGAGTGTACCATTTGTTTCTCAAGAAAAGAGAAAGGAATATTTGGAAATGGTTAAAAAAGATATTAGAAGAGATTTAAAAATTAAATAATATGGATTATTCAATGATTGTATTTTTTGGAATGGTGGTTGTTATATTTGGTGGGGCTATTTTGGATGAGAAAATGAATAAAAAGAAATAAATGAAAAAAGTAATAACAATTTTATTAGTATGTTTATTGTGGGCACATTATGTTAATGCTCAATATCCAAAAAGGGATACAATACTTTATAATCAATTTAGAGATGTGGTTGAATGGCAAAAAAAACATTGGAAAAATAGAATTGAAAAGGAAACGAATGAACAATATCAAATGATTTATGTTGATAAATCAATCATAGATAAAAAACATCATAGAGTATATTTTTATAGTTCATATGATTTGGCATGGGGTGAGGAAAATGGTATTGGAATAAATTTATACATCAAACCAAAAAAGAAAAAATAATATATGGATAAACAAATATTCAAGAGATGTCCCACCTTGGGGGAGTATCATGAGTTATCAGTTTCATCTAATAATTCTAAGTTTACAATATTCTTTCAACAGAACAGTAAGGTTATTGAACTTGAGGGTAAGTTGTATAGCGAGATATCAAATAATAGAAGGAGAATGGGTGGGGACGATAAAATACATAAATTAGTTGAGGATGGAAAAGATTGTTAATAGAATGATTAATGATTCTATTAAGGGTTCACAGCTTTATTATCTTAAAGATTCTACATGGTTAATTTTTAAGGATAAGAAAGAGTGGGTTATTAATGTAAATAATCTTAATGGATATCTTTGGTATAACCACGCCTTTTTTAAAAACATATTTGATTATCTCTGTTTGGACGTTGGTGAGCATAGTGAATATGTTAGGAATTGGGTAATGAAAAATTTGAGTATTATTAAGGTTGGGGATTATTGTCAGCCCGATTATTTGCCAGGTGATTATGATTGGATGGATGAGTTTAATGTTAATGAGGTTATTGATAACGGAATAAAAATATAAAATGATTCATGTGTAATTCGTGAACCGCCCGACGGAAACTCCCTTCGGTCGTCGGAAATCCCCCCGCCCCTTTTTGACCGACGGTCCCCGACCGACTTCGTCGGACGTGTCCTTCCTTTTTTTATGGTCTCCTCGTTGGTGTCATCCTAAACAAATGGGTCGGTTAATATATTTATAATAAAACATTTATTATGTCGAAGATAGTAAGACTTACAGAATCCGATTTGATTAAATTGGTTGAACGTGTTCTAAGAGAATCTAAGGACGAAGTGGAAGAAGCTTCAAGTCCTGCACAACAAGCTGCAATTGCAATTAACATGAAGAAGAAGGGTATTAAACCCAAAAACGAATCATTATACGAAGATGAAGATGGAAATACGTTTGAGGAAATAATGCAAAATTTGGACCATATTGCCAATCATTTCAATAGACATACAACTGAAGAAGAATTGGAAGAACTAATAAGTGAAATAGAATATGAAGTTGAATCTGCAATTAAAGGAGAAGAATTATCTGACGATGAACTTGATGAGCTTACAGACTATGCCTATTTTTTGGTGCATGAATTGGAATCTGAATTTAAACTTAATATGGATTTAAATGAAACTTTGTATAAGGATGAGTATGGTTCGGTTCAATCAACTGATTATGACGAAGAATTTATTAATGAAGCTGAATATCAAGGAAGAAAAGTTCAACTTGGAAAGATTATGCAAGGTGATGTTAAAAAGTCCAAGGTATATGTTAAAAACGATAAAGGTAAGGTTGTAAAAGTTAATTTTGGTTTTGGTGGAAAATCTGCTCATGGTAAAAGAATGACAATTAAAAAGAATAATCCTGCAAGAAGAAAAAACTTTAGAGCTAGAATGAATTGTGATAATCCAGGACCAAGATGGAAACCAAGATATTGGGCTTGTAGAACTTGGTAAATAATATTTAAACCCCTCCTTGGTGAGGGGTTTTTTATTTACGTAGGTATTTATTATTAATGAAAATTATTATCACAGAACAACAGAAAAGAACAATTATGAATAAAAGTGATTGGAAAGAAGGTGGTAATAAACTTACCAAAACATTTTATTTCAAAAACTATAAAGAGGTTATGCCTTTTGTTCATTCGGTAATGAAAATTGCTGATAAACAAAATCATCATCCTGATATGACCGTTCATTATGATAATGTGAAATTATCTATTACTGACCACGATAAAGGTGGTGTGTCTGAGAAATGTCATAAATTTGTGAATGCTGTAGATAAATTATGAGTTGGAGTGAAGAATATAAGGAATCAGAAATAGTTGAGGACCATACGAGAGTACTATCCAAAATTTGGGATAACCTTATGCCAACAACATATCCATATGTTTTGGAATTCAGAACCAATAAAGCTCTTGAGGTTTATAAAATTAAAAGGATGGGTCCGTATCATATGAATGAAAGATTTATTGATTATGATTGTTATGTTTTAATTGATAAAGAGCCTTTGGTTAAGATTGGATGGAATGGTGGTACCGTATCAGAAGAAATGACTTATGAAGCGTATGGAGAACATTATTTTATTAATATGAGAAGACATATGGTTGATTTGTCAAAATATGCTGGACTCAAAATAAATTCATCATTTGATTTTGGTGGACACTTGGATGCAAACGTTAAAGATTAATGAATCTAAATGAAAACATATTAAGGGTTAAAGAAGTCATGGGACTTATTACTGAAGATAAAAATCCTTGGTTACGTAGAAGATTTTCTGAGATTGATGAATTGGTTGATTTGGCTATTTCTCGTGTTCCTGCTGGAGGATATTCATATCATGATTATGTTGACGAAATTGCATGGCAAGTTGCTGATGAGTATGGTGATATTAATAATTCTAGTATTGAAGATATTTTGGATTATGTTCGAGAAAATTTTTGGAAGAAAATCGAAAGTAGTTATTTAAAAGCCGAAGAAAATTTATAATGAAATACATAATCACACAAAGGTGGATTTTTTTTATTACTTTGCAATATTTATTAAGAAACATAATCAAATGGCAATTAAAAAAGTAAAATTAACTGAAGCCGATTTAAATCGTATAGTTAAAAAAGTAATGAATGAACAAATTCTTAGAAACATAGCAAATAATGTGGGATTAGGCGGAGCATACGACGCTGTAGCCAATGCTAATGGTAAAATATATGACACCGTACGTGGTGCTGTAAATAAATTCACAGGTAGAGATGAGCAATCATCAGGTGGTGGACTTACTAGTGTTTTAGTTGGTCAAGGAGTGTCTGCTTTATTAGACAAATTCAGAGGTCAACAAAGACAAAGAATTGAAAACATTGCAAATACATTGAATTCATTACAAACAAAACCAGTACCTGATTGGGTTATTACAAATTCTAAAAATCCATCATTAAATGGTATGACATGGAGTCAATTTTCTAAAAAATATCAACTAACACCTGAAATGATGCAAGCAGCAAAAGCTATCGCATATGATATTAAACAACAACCACAAGGAGCGGCATCGGCAGCTGCTAATGCAGCACAAAAAACAGGTGGAGTTAAAAGAGCGGTTAAACCAGCGGTTAAACCAGCAACTAAACCAGCGGCACCAGCTCCTGTTGACATATCCCGCTCATACGGCAGTGGTTTAGCTGAATCAAGATTAAATCGTAAATCAAAACAAACGATAAACGAAGTTGATTTTGGTGCTATGGCTAGAAGGGCCCTTTATAATATGCCTGAGAATATCAAAAAAGTAACATATATGGTTGCAGACGCATTAAATTCAGTTCAGAAAAAACCTGTAAATAAAAAAGTTATTGTAAATCCTAAAAATGCTTATAATGGAAAAACATGGGATGAATACATGAAGGCATTTAAAGTAACACCAGAAGAACTACAGAATGCTAAAGCGGTTGCATACGATATGAAACAAAACGCAATGAAACAACCACAAGCACCAGCTGCAAGACCAACTCAAGGTGGAGTTAAAAGAGCGGCTAAACCGGCAGTTAAACCAACAACACCTGCAACAGGAACGGCAACAGCAACACCAGCGGCACCAGCAGCACAATTATCACCAGAACAATTGAAAGCAATATCTAAACAATCGGGTTCATTTAACTCTCAAAATTTAAGAAGATTTTAGTCTTAACTAACTAATAATACTAAAACCCACCCCAAAAAGGTGGGTTTTTTATTTCAAAATATTTTTGTATCTTTGTGTTATGCAAAAAATTGTTAATGAACTTATAACTTCTTCCATTAAAGGAGTCGATGTTTATCGGTGGAAAAATGCCACATGGTTAATCTTCACAAATGAAACAAGATGGGTTGTTGAGTTGACCGATGAGGGGACCTTATGGTATAACTATAAATTCTTTAAGGATGTATTCAAATATGTTTCAATAACTGTTGGAACCGAAATGGATGGGTGTATTATTCGGTGGGCTAATGACTATTTTTTTAAGGACTGTGCTCATCGTACGATTGCCTATCCTCGAGATAAAGGTAGAAATGAAACCCCGAATGTTCTTGAAATGGGAATAAAGGATGTTAGCAGTACACGAGCATTGGGTAAGGATTATATTGATATGGTTGTTGATGGGGGAATTAAGGAGACTAAACAACGTGGTAAGAATCATGGTGATGAATTTGAATGGCACACTCGCGCTGTGATGAATAAAGGTGTAAAGGAAATCTCACAATCATCTAGGGTTGAATCCAACTCGGAAGTTATTGGAGAAGTGATTGAAAAAGGGATTAAGGAAGTATATGATTCAAGTTCAACTCATAGACAGATGAGAGCTGAGAATTTGATTCCTAAAATTATTAAGGATGCCAAACCGAATATTGTATATTCAGAACAAACAGGAGTGTATGACCCCGACTGTAACGGAAATAAAACTGAGATATGGAGGATTGTTGAAGAAGTTAAACCTAATGTTGTATTCCACGGTATTAATAAAAGTAGTATGTCATTTGTATCATGCAATGCAAACACTACGGATATTTCTTTAATTGTTAAGAATGGAATAAAGAATATCTATCCTGATAAGAGCCCCGACGAATATGATTGGTCTGATGAGTTTAAAGCTGATAAGGTTATTGATGGTGGAGTAAAACTATAGTGTATGAAAAAATTGTTTCATAGTTTTTTTGATTCTTTTCGGGTTAAAAACGAAACACCAACTATTGTTCATATTGGCAGGAATGCTATTGGTTCTATTGAATTTTATCCGTCCGATACAAATCCATTTATGGAAGAATATGGTTATGTTCGTGTGTATGATAATGGTGAACTTTTTTGTGACGAACATTTGGCTAAGTTGCTTACATATACCGACTTACATAGTGAGTTCATGGAATTCTGTTTTGATTTGTGGAAGAAAAAAACAAATCAGAAGATTTATCCTAATTGTATCATTTTAAGTGGTGTTAATAATCAAACGATGGATGAGAGAATTAGATATAGAGATTTTTTACCAATAAATTACCTTGTAGAATAATGGATGCAACACAAATATTAGCGGATAGGATTCAGCATGAAATCGACATGGATATTCTTAGAGAAATCTCTGAGCAAGTGAGTGTTGACCTTACAAAAGAGATAGAGTTGGCTGAAAAAAAATTCGACACCAAATTGTACCGTGTAATACATGATATAACAAATAAAAGTGCTCATGAAACAAATAGTCTATAAAGCTAGTATTTATTAAAAAAATACAAGTTTTTGATGGAAAAATTCACTCCTTACCACCAACATCTGCTAGTTAAATGTTGGGTTACAAATCCCCCTAAGAAAGAAGGGTTATTGAATGATTGGTTTACAAATTTAGTTGAGACAGTTGGAATGAAAGTTGTTGCTGGACCAACAAGTGTTTATATCTCAGACCCAGGAAATGAGGGTCTTACAGGTACGGTAACATTGGCAACATCTCACGCATCAGTTCATATTTGGGACACATTGGAGTTACCAATGGTTCAGTTTGACATTTATAGTTGCAAAGAGTTTTCTTTGGAACAAGTGATGGGTTGTTTCAGTGATTGGGGTCTTGTGAAAGCAGAATGGGTTATGATTGATAGAAATGACCGACCATCCATAGTTTCTGAAGGAATTTGGGAGTAATCCACTTATATTTATAGTTAATGAAAATCATAATCAAAGAGAGTAAGATAGACATGCTGATGACCGAGTATTTAAATTCTTGGGTGGACTCAAGAAGAATTACTGAGTTTGATAGATTCATTGTACTTGAAAACCCTATCGGAGAAGAAGAAAATGAGGTTGATATGGAATATGATGGTGAAGACGGTAGATTATGGACAAGACAAAATTTTTTATACACTTTATCTGATTTATTTGGTAAAAATTATGTAGATACAATGGTGTTTGTTGGAAAATTCTTTGAATATAAATTTGGTGTTGAAGTTAATAAGGTTGAATAATGAAAATAAAATCTGAATTAACAAAATATAAAAAACTTGAACCTTATATTATAGACATAGTTAAAGGTCAGAACATAAAAAATGTATCAAGACTAATATTAGGTGAGGCTCATGGGGAATTAACTGTTATAATTTTAACTGAAAATTATTTGAGGTCAGAATATGAGAATAAAGTACGTGAAAACATCCAAAGGGAATTAATTGATTACATGGGAATCGATATTTTAATAGTATTTATCGATAAAGACCCGGCAATTTAATAAAATGAAATATCTAATAACAGAAAATAGATTGGTAGACTTTGTGGACAAGTATCTTAATGATGTTGTTGGTGAACTTGATAAAGTTGAATTGGATGATATTAACGCCAGAGAAGATGATTTTGAAATTGTGGATGAAAATATGGATACTGTCTTCCGTTATATGGATTATCATTTGGGTGTTGATGAAAAATTATTTTATCACATGATGAACCTATTTGCTTTAGACAAAAGGGAAACAGAAAAATTAATAGAGAAGTGGTTTGAGAAAAATTACCCTAATAATTTTGTAATTTCAGCATTTCCAATTATAGAATAGAATTATTTAGATATTTATTTATAAACAAAAATATTATGGCAACATTAAATTTCACAGTAGCATATGCAAGTACCTTGTTAGGTCTTGAAGGTCAAGCACCATCAATTACGGTTTATGCTGAAGATTTAGGAAATTGTTCTTCTTGTGTATCAGAAACAGGTTCTTGTTGGGCTTGTCTAACAACAGAACAACAAGTATTTAATGACGCAGGATTAACATCTCCTGTTGCGGACGGATACTATCTGGTAAAATACAACACAGAATCAAATCCGGCAGTATGGCACATCGTTGAAGGTTTTCCTCAGACTGAAGGATTCTTTAACTAATTAATTAAACCCACCCACAAAGGTGGGTTTTTTATTGCCAATTATTTCTTATATTTGGTTATGGAAAAAATTATAACTATAGACAAGGTTGACTATAACGTTACTGATGAAGAAACGATACATCAAGGGGATGAGTTGGTTTTTGAGATTAAGATTAACAGAAGTTCTGATGCTACTTTTGTTGTCGGTCTATGGGAAGATTTGTTGGGAGCACCTATTCAAAAGGTGTGGAAAGTGTTGAGTAAATAAATTTTATGAATTATAGAACAAGAAAATTAATTAAGCCGGGAGATTTGAATCCAAGAGGCACGCTATTTGGTGGACAAGTTTTGAAATGGATAGATGAGGAGGCGGCAATATTTGCTATCTGTCAGTTGGGTAGTTCCAATATTGTTACAAAAGTAATGTCTGAAATCAATTTTGTTAAAACGGCAAAGAATGGTGATATCATTGAATTTGGTATGGAGTTAGTGAAGTTTGGAACAACATCTGTTACAATTGCTTGTGATGTAAGAAATAAGAATACAAAAGAATCGATTGTTAAGATTGATAGTATTATTTTCGTTTTATTAGATGAGAATGGAAAACCTACTCCTCATGGTAAAACAAACCGATAAGTATATTTATTATCATGGACCAAGACCAAGTTGAAATAATTCTCGATAAGATATTTCCGATTATAAAACCTGATGAAGTAAACAAAGTCATATTTGATGTTCGTCACACTGCGCCGAATGAATTTACTTTACATACGTTGTTAATTGTCCCTGATGAAATGTGGGACAGTTTTGACCATATAAATAGAGCTGCTTTTATCCACGATGTTAAAGTTAAATTAAGACAGAAAATCAAATCATATACTGATTTGAATGTTGTATTTGATAAGGATAACACAGCGGTAATGAAACAAAGTGATTTTCAAGAGGAATATGAAATACATAATAACGGAGGATACTTATAATCGCCTGACAGAACTAATTTTAAATTACCTTGATAGTAATCTTGTGCCAGGAGGGGGGTGGAAAGATAAAGAATATTATCAGGAAGAAATGAATGGGAGTTATGAGATGTTTCTTATGTTTGATTCAGATGATGAAGAATATGGAGAAAATGCTCATATGTGGTATTCATCATGCGATAATTCAGAATCACCTATACGTGAAGATAAATGTCCTCTTATTACTATTGATAGTACAAAGTATGATGCCCTTGATGGTTTCTTCGGTCCTCGATGGAAAGAATTATTTAAAAGATGGTTTACAAAACATACAGGATTACCTGTTGTTAGTGTAGACCGCCAAGATTGGTAATATTTATTTGTAATAATGAAGTACAAAATTAATCAGGAAAAGTTAAATCATTTGGGTGCCACTCTCTTGGATGACATTTATGGACCATTACATACCGAAAAAGACAACAATCGTTATTTTGATGATAATGGTAGGGGAAGAATTCATATACGAAGGAATACCCCTCATATTCTCTTTAAAGACTATCAGAAAATGGCATCAGCTATTGACGTGAATACTGACGTGTGGGGACACATAATTCAATATTGGATGGAGGAAAGATACAGTAGAAAATTGTTTGATGAATTTGCTTGGTTATCTTATGAACTTTAGTCTATTTATAACTAATGAAAAAGGTTTTATCTCTTACTGAATCTGAACTTATTAAGGTTATTAATAGGATTGTAGAGTCGTATAGTGATGAAGTATACAACGATGAAGATTACGTTGAGGTATTTCTTAATTATTTTAGACCTTGGGTTAAGAAAAATCACGGAGATGAGATTGGTGAATATCCATTGTCTTATTTGGTAAAAAAATACATATCGGAATTTGCATTGGATAATGGAATGCATCCTGATAATGTAATTTTTGGTTATAGAAATAACCTTACTAATGCTGCAAACATAGGTAAAAAATTAGTACAACAAGGTAAACACAAATTACCAACACTACGTTCTCAAGAAATGTTTACGGAGAAATACAAAAAACCGTTAGAGTATTTTTTAACCGAATTAAATTTACCTGACTTTATAAAAGTTGAATTCATCGAACAAACACCATATAATGTATATGTAAAACTTGATGTTGATTGGGAAGGATTGATAAAATATCAAGGAGATGTTAGACCAAATTTTGAAAATATCTTTAGAGAATTAAAAAAAAGAATCGAAGATTTTTTAGGTATTGAAATCGGAAACCCAATTCATGGACAGCTCAGCTTTAAAATGAATAAACAATATGTTGGTATTGATGAATGGGTTAAGAAAACTTTGAATAAGGAAATTAAGAAAAAGATTAAAGAATTGCCCAACGCAGTAAGAATGTTACACGCAATCAAGTTTGAAACAAACAGTAGTAGCAATATGGGTGGCGACCTTAAGTTATCATTTAAAAATTGGAATGGTAGAAATGACTTTATCAAAAGTGTAAAGTCTTTATTACAGAGCATGGGCTATAATACCCAAATTTTAAATGTTTATTCTTAATGAAATACGTTGTTACAGAGAACCAATATGAGAAATTACTTAAAGCATCTCTCAAACGTCATGCCAAAGACCCCGAGCCTAACATCAAAGGAGGGACATTCAATTTCAAAGAACACCTTGTAAAATATAGTGTTGTAAATCGTAATAACGAATCTATCTACGTCAACTACACATACGATGGTCAAAAAAATATGGTGTATATTATGAGTGATGAAAATTTCATTCAACTTGATAAAAAAGAACAGGAAAATACCATCGAATTCAGAATCAAAAAACACATCGAGAAAAAATCTCAGTAATTTTTTATTTGTAGGAATTTTAGTATATTTGCAAAATATGAATATACTAAATTTTTTGAGCCGATTAACAGGTAGGCCACCATTATTACCTAACGGGTATCCTGACATGGCCAGAAATCATGGGTACGTTGATATCGATGGTGAAAGAATTGCGGATATTACGCGAAGAATTAATGGTGGAGGTTTTTATTTTCCCGCGCCACCTCCTCCACCACCTCAAATACCTACTGAGGAACCAGCGCCACCGATGGTTGCTGATGTAATTGATAAAGTAAAAAAAGAAAAAAAAAGGACCACCCCAACAGGTACGTCATCAATATTTGACCCCTATGACAGGTGGTGCGGTACAACTATAACTGATATTACGTCAACCCTTACTGCACCAAAAGACCCATTGGTTTTGGACCACCTTCCACTCAAACATTTTTTAGTGAAAAAGTATCCATGGATATTGGATGTTACTGAAGTTAGAATAAAACCAAAAGGTGGAGCAATTAACGGTGGTGTGACAGATTACGTTTCAGGTACAATATACTACGGTCCATTAGAAATTCACATTACGGTTTCACCAACACATCACAGTGAATTAATGAATCCTAAAATTGAGAAAAAGGTTAGGGAAAAACTATATGTTGACCTTATATCTTTAATAACCTGTATGTATGAGAACAACAATAAAGATAAACCTATTATTATATTTTCACCATCACATTCTGAAACAATATTAGAATATGTCAAGTAGTAGAAATTGGTCTCATAATTCATTTGAAGATACTATGGAAAAGTTTGTCCCTCTTATCAAATTTTGGTGGATGGAGTATATGAAAGTTATTCCTGTAAATTACAGCGAATGGTCTGATACGCTTTATGTGATTGTTGAGTTTGAATTAAATCAAGAAGGTTTGGAAATGGCTCGTGGTTGGAATTATACAGAACAGGTAGAAATAACATCGTTAATGAGTAATCATTTAAGAAGATATTTTAGTGGTTATCTAAACACAAATGTCGGAGTCCAAGAGTTTAGAAGACCGGCCAATTATACTATGAGATAGTATTTATTGTTAGTGAAAGAAGTTATCCGTAAAATATTGAGAGAAGGTATGCAGATTAGTGATGATGCCCCTGATTGGGTTAAAGAATTTCACACGCTACCAAGAGAAGGAAGAATCGCTCAAATTCAAAAAAATAAAAAACGAATCGAAAAACTATTACCAAGAATCGTTGAATTTTTTGAGAGTAAACTTGGGGACGACCTTGTGCAACTCAAGATATCAAATGAGGAAGGGGTTAGAGGAAGACACTACGGACATGAGAATTACACAACAAATTCCGTTCTTTTACAGTTTTTTTTTAATCATAAAACCCGAAGTGTTGGAACATTAAAAAAAGAAATAATTAGTGACCTTAAATCATTTTTTAATTTAGACTACGACTATTATGGTATGCCATTAGATTTGGAATTCTTTAAAGCAACTTGGGAAAGATTTTAATATGAAAATTTTAATAAAAGAACAACAATTAGAAAATTTAGCGTCTCGACTTGTTTTAAACAAATTGAGTGATATGGATTTCAAATTTAAAAAATATAAAGAGTTTTCTTTTTTTCCAAAAGGAACTCATGACGCTGATAATGGTATTGAATCCGATTGGGTAAGACACGAAGGATATCATATTTTAGTTGGTCATTCATTATTCAGGAGTGTTCGAGATTTATTGGGTCTTAGTGATGAGCAAACTAAGGATGCCTTCCGAAAGGCGTTTGTTGATAAGGGGATAAAGAAAATTGCGGACATCGAAACCATAGATTTTGGTAAATTTGATTTTTAATATGAAATATATTATAACAGAAAGACAACATAGATTTTTAATTGAACAAGAAATACCAAACTGGTTCAAGAGAAGATTTAATGCTGCGAGTATGGAAGAATATATTACTAAAGCCGAGATAAATCACCCAATGCTTTGTGATGATTTTAATGATGAGTTTGAATATGCTGATAACATTATTAGTGATGCGGTAAGAGATTTTATGACAACTGATGAGGATATTTTTGAAGATGAGAGATACGACGAGTGGGAAGAAAGATTAATTGATATGTGTAAGGAAAAATTCGGAGAAAGATTATTAGAGGTATACAGAACAACTTGCCAAGAGGATGATGAAATGATGTTTGAATCTGATGATAAGAATAATAGAATTAATAATTTAGTTTTCAATTATCTTGATGGTCAGAATTTTAAATATTGGGATGAAGGGGATGGTGAGTTTAATCTTTCTGATGGAGACAACGGAGGAGACGTTATTAAATACAGAATTCAAAATTCAAGTATAGAACCTGACCATGAATTTGAAGTGATATACATTGATGATTATTTAGTTGAAAGGTTAAATCAATTATTTTCTATGGTAGACCGTGAATCCGTTAGAAAAATAATTGCTTGGTTTAACAAAACATACGATAAAAAACTAACTCCTGATGATTATGAATGGATGAGTAATAGTGATACCTACTATGCCGAAGATGGAGATGACAATTAATTTGACATACTAAAAACTTTATCTTATTATTTGTTATAAAATATAAAATAATGAGCAAAGTTAAAATTACAACACATTACGGTGACATGATTTGTGAACTCTACGATAACGAGACACCAATCACCGTTAAAAACTTTTTACAGTTAATAGCAAAAAAATTCTACGATGGTCTGAATTTCCATAGAGTAATTCCAGGTTTCGTAATCCAAGGAGGATGTCCTAATAAAAATGGTACAGGTGGACCAGGATATACAATTCCTTGTGAAGTAAGTGCACCAAAACAATTCCACGACAGAGGAGTATTATCTATGGCACATGCCGGACGTAATACAGGTGGTTCACAATTCTTTATCTGTCATAACAGACAAGGAACACAACATTTAGATGGCAATCATACTTGTTTTGGAAGAGTTATTGAAGGCGAAAGAATTATCGACGCAATCAAACCAGGAGACACAATCATCTCAATGTCAATTATTCCTGATGTTCAAGAAACAGTTGAACCTGATTTTGACAATCACGGATTTGATATCGGTGGTTCAGAATAATATTGAAAATCCCTCATAATAGAGGGATTTTTTATTTATATGTCCTACTATTTATTATTATGAAAAAACAAAGGGTTATAGTTCTCACTGAGCAAGACTTATCTACTATTTTGGATAAAGTGTGGGGTGCTGCGGGAATTTCTGCAAAAGATATTTTTGGTTCGTTGAATTCTAAAAAAGATTCATCGTCAGATTCATCAGATAAACCTTCATCATCAAATTCATCAGATAAACCTTCATCGTCAGATTCATCTTCACCATTTATAAAAAATGGGTTGGATTTAAATACAAGTGCGGGGTATAGAGCATATAAAGAAGTTTGTGATAAATTTATTGGAACTCAAAGTTCAAATTTATTAGGTATTAATGGCGATATGATGGCATCGGCCGCAAAAAATGCATATAACAAATATAAAAAATATGTTCCTGCAGAATTAGCATTAGCCCAATTGGCAACAGAAGGAGGGTTTTCTTCAAACCCTAAGGCAAGACCTATCAGAACTAAAAATCCATTTAACGTTGGAAATACTGATGATGGAAAAAATGTAATGCATAGTTCAGTTGAAAGTGGGATTCAAACATACTATAATTTAATTGCTAGAGATTATTTAACAGGGGATAAAACACCTGACGACCTTTTAAAGAATTTTGTTAACAAAAATGGTTTGAGGTATGCAACAACCAAATATGAAGGTAGTGTTAGTTCAATTGCTAATAAAGTGAAAAGAATATCCGAACCAATCTATGCATCTTTGAGTAAAAAATCTGGAAGTGATATTGCTTAATTATGGACATTTTATCTGTTGAAAAAATTATTTTAGAATATCTAAATCGTAGTCACGTACACACTGGTTTTAAAGTGAAAGAAATTAAAAATGAGACCGTTTCTACTTATGATGGACTTTATCCCTCATTTGAAATAATATACGAAGGAAAACAACCCCAAATCACTTTTTCAAGTGTACTACTTGCACAAGAAATTGAAAAATACACCACACTAAAAAATAACAAAGATTATTGGATTGGTATAAGTTGGGAAGAATAAGTATTTATAATTAATGAAAATCATCATAACAGAAGGTCAATACAGTAGACTTAATAAAAGTAGTCAAAATATTACAAATGCCATTATCAAATATATGAACGAATATATTGGTAAGGGTGAAAGAAAGATTGCCAAGAAATCTCGTTTCTACGGAAATCTTCGTGAGGATTGGTGTATTAATGGAAAAGAAACTATTAGTGCATCTTATTATTTTGAAAACGGTGAATTTCAAAAAGGTAGTTTGTCAATTTCAAAAAAATTAGTAAAAAGTCTTTCAGATTTATTGAGTATAAGACGTACCTATGTTATACATGTCATTGAAGAATGGTATGATGATACTATGGTTCCAAAATTCGAAGAAATTACTGGTCAATCAGGTTTATCAATTGATGATGTGGATGTATGGGATAAAGAACATCCTTGTAGAACTGAACCTGTCAAGCCTGAAGGAATTACGGACGAAGAAATGATTAATTTTATATTCAACAATACGGCATATACAAAAAAAGAAATTATTAATAAACTTGAATCAGGAGAAAGAGACCTTGAGGATTTTTACTTGGATATTCTTGACACAGTTAACCGTAAAGAACAATTAAAATTTTAATATGAAAATTATAATAACGGAACAACAAGCTAACGAATTAGTAACATCAATGTTAGAAGAAATGTTTGATGGTTATGAAATTAAGTTTGAGGGAGATTATAGAAACGTTTATGTTAACGGTAAACTTATGGCACAATTGGGTCCATCAAGTGCTATTGTTTCTTTAGATGCCTTCAATGAATTGAAAGACAATTTATTTTTTAGTTCCGATAAAGATTTAAAAGAGGAAGTTTCAAGTTGGGTTAGGGATAAGTTCAAAGCAAAAAGTGGTATTGCAAAATACGGTGTCACATTCAAAAAATTACATGGTGAAGAAAGAGACATACCTAAGAAACCAAAAAAACCTCACCATGCAACACGTCAAGATAAATTAGAACCTGATTTTGATTTACAAGGATTTAAGAAAAGAACTGCAGATATCGAAACAAGATTACAAAATAAGGATGATTTAATTCGTATGGCAAGAGAAAAAATGAATCCCGATAGTTTTGCTAATTGGAGAAAAAGAGAAGAAAAGAAAGACCTTGAAAGAGCCGAAAGAGAAAAACAATGGATGAAAGTTAATAAGGCATTGGAAAAGATTAAAAGTCAAAATAAATAATGAGATACGTAATCACAGAATCCAAATTAGAAAGTGCAATCATTGCATATCTTGATGAAACATTTGACGTTAGTGATATCAATTGGACAAATCCCTATGACATAATAGATGATGAAACAGGTGAAGAAGGTGATGATGAAAGTAGAATTTTATTTTATATTGGAGACTACAACGGAGGTGATGATAGATGTTTTATGTGGTATGGTTGTGAATATTTTGATGAAGGAAGTAAAGCAAGAGAACTTTGTCCAATAGTACAACTTGAGCATCCATATGATATTCAACTTAATGGATATTTTGACGATAAATGGCACGAACCATTTAAAAAATGGTTTACCAAACATTTTGAATTACCTGTTAAAACTATAGAATAATGGTGAAAGATTTTCAAATAAAAGGTTTAGAGAAATTGGTTAACTCAAGTGCAATTAAGGATATCTATCCTATGGTTGACCATCTTGAAATTCGTCATGATGAAGACTTTATAACACAAAGAGGTAATCGTCGTATAGACGTTGATATTTTTTTAAATGACCCGACAATCACTAAAGAAAACATGTACGATAGAGAATTTGACCCTCATTATTTAGCCGAGTATCACATAAAAAGTTATTTCCCTTATTTTAATTTAAATAATATTATCATAGATTATATTGTGTGGGGACCAGATGGTAATATAGTCTATAGCTGGAAACATTAATGAAAAAACATTCTAAAATACGTGATTACATAATCTTTGGGGTTATGTCAGGGTTTACAATGTTCCTACTATATGTTATTTATAAAATATACATTGTATTTTTTTCATGGTGGATATAAGTTTTATAAAATTTTTGTTGAGATGGATTGCATCAAATTTGGCAATACCTTTTTGGATTGTTGGTCACATTCATTTAACCATGAATGTTTATAAAGATATCTATGAAATAATTGCATCCTTTGGTATGAATATTATTGTTATGATAGGAATTTGGTTGGATTGGAAAGAATTTAAAGAGCAAAAGACTCGCCACACCCGCAAGTTCTTGAAGCGTTAGGATTTCCCCACTGAAATCCTTTTCCATTTAATCCATCTGAGTAGTCTAACTCAGTACCGTATAGGTATAATACAGATTTTCTGTCAATGACAACTTTAAGTCCACCATCAATTTCAACGGTTTCATCTGTAGGTTCAATTTTGTCATCAAAATCCATAACGTAAGAAAGTCCACTACATCCGCCACCTTTAACGCCTACTCGTAAATGATGAGAGTCAGGTGTTATGTTAGACTCCATCATTAAATTTATAACGTGTTGTAATGCTTTTTCTGAAACTGTAATCATTAGTGAAATTTTTCTTCAAATACTAATTCTTCTAAATCATTCTTTTTACGGTAATCATTTATTGCCGATTTAATCGCATCTTCTGCTAACACTGAACAATGTATTTTAACTGGAGGTAGATTTAATTCCTCTACCAATTCCATATTATCCATTTTAATTGCTTCGTCTAATGTCATACCTTTCAACCACTCCGTTGCTAATGAAGATGCGGCAATAGCACTTCCACACCCAAATGTTTTAAATTTTGCGTCGGTTATAATATTGTCGTTTACTTCTATTTGTAGTCTCATCACATCTCCACATTCTGGTGCACCGACTAGTCCTGTACCAACGTTTGATTTTGATTTATCTAATGTCCCAACATTTTTTGGGTTTGAGTAATGGTCAATTACCTTATCTGAATATGCCATAATTTTGTTTTTTTTAAAAATTTACACCTAACCCAAAAGTTCCGTTACTAATGATTGGGTCGTAATCAAATTTAATTGTAAAGTTTTTATAATCATGGATTGCTCCGATTTTTACAGTGGTAAATCTATCTTTGTATTTTGGAAATGTAATATATCCAATCGCATCTTTACCTCTCCACTTTACATCTTCGCTTATCGTACCAATCATAAGATGGACACCAGTTCGTTTAATTCTTTTACCAGCTCCAATATAAAAACTGTTTTTCTGAACTAAGTCGTTTACCATTGGAAAATCAACTTGAGTTATTTTACCGTATTGAAAAAAAGTTGAGTTATCTCTTTCAAAACTTGAATTATATTCAGTAATGAAATAACCTTTGTTTCCAATTGTAAAGAATCCACCAATTTGTCTATCTGTTGTTTTTTGAATACCAAAACTTATGATAGGTTTTTTTCCTTTAATAGTGTCCTTCTTACCATTATCATAAACATAAATTCTTGCAGGTTGTCTGTAACCCCAATCATTAAAATACCAAGATGGTGAGAAATAATTCCAACCAAATCCTGGAGCTCCCCACATATTCCATCTATTCCAACCATAATTGTTCCAATAGGGGTCTCTGATTACTATGTTAGAACCTGGTCTTGTTTGTGGTTGTCTATCGTTATTTCTTGGTGGGTCGTTTCTCCAACTACTCACATCATTTCTTTGTGGTGTTGATTGTTGAGTTGATGGGGTAGACCTTTGTGGTTGTGGTGTTGATTGTTGTTGTGGTGGGTTAGTTCTCCAATTGGAGATTTGTCCGATTGATAACATGGGAACCATTGCGAAAATCAAAAATAAGTTTTTCATAGGTATTGTTTTATATTTATAAATATAATAAAACAAATGTCTAAGATAATAATAACGAAATCTCAGTTAAAAAAAATAATGGAGCAGAATACAAATAGTGCTGCGATGGACTTAGATATCTATAGTCAACCAATGGAAACCTCAGCTGGTAATCCAAATGATGAGGTTGCTGAGAGTGCTGAACAAATCATTGATTATTTACAAGAATTGATTTCAATGATGAAAGGAGGAAAAGAGGTGTCAATGCCTTTGAGACAAAGCATTCATAAAGGATTAGATGACGTTAAAACTGCCTATGAAAATATAAAATACGGAAAGTAATTTACTAATCATCTATTAGGACTAAAATTAAAAAAAAGAATATGCAAAATTTATCAAATAACCAAAAAGCCGAATTGTATAATAAATTATTATTTCAATTTCAAAGACTTCAAGAACAAGTAAGACTTGTTAAAGCTGAAAATCTTGAGGTTTCACCTCAAGACCAACAAAAGATAAATGTCCTTGAATCACAAATGAGACAACTTTATAATCAAACACAAAAATTATTTTAATAGTTTATTGATATTTATATTCAAAGATTTTTATGTCAAAGAAAGTTATTAGACTCACTGAGCAAGATTTAGCTCTTATTATAAAAAAAGTATTATCTGAAGGAATTTTACCAACAGACAAATCTTATTATATTTTTTCTGATGCTGCTAAGAAATTTGCATTAACGCCAGGTCCAAGTAAATTTGTAAAGGCGACACCAAAAGCTTCTTATTTTGAAATTACTATGAACCCAAAACCTAAAGGAGGTACTCTTCTTTATGATTGTTCAGGTGTATTGAAATTAAATTTAGGTAGTAATATGGGGTATGGCGCAACTAATACTGTTGTTTACAATGATACTATAGTTAAACTATTGGACAAAAGTAAATATTGTAGCACGGGTTCATATACAAACCCTGACGCGTATACTATGAATACAGATATGCCATCAGATGGTTCAGACGAAACAATGGCTTAATTAATTATAAAAACTTAACCCCCTTCTAATAGGGGGTTTTTTTTAATATGGATGTAAAAAAAATAATTGAAAAGTTTCTAACGAAACATAAAATCAGTAAGCTTGATATTACCTTATTGATAAGTACAATTACATTAATATGTTTATTATTTGGTGTAAAATTTTAATGAATGTTAGGTCTTTTTTTATTAAAAAACCAACAAAAAAATTAACTTGGAGTCGAGAAAACTACGTGTGGGCAAAAAAATGGGCAAAGACTCAACCTCACCCATTTAAGAAAAATAAGACCTTGTGGGATTTTGTGTACGATAAGTATGATTCTACTTATACGATTGATAACTTAAATAAGTTTTTATTTAACGAAATTTAAATCCTGTAAGTTTTTCAATATCTTTTTTATCAACTAGATTGTTGTGAATACCATCTGGTTTGGACGTGTCGTTATTGAATAAAAATGACATCCATTCTTTTGTTTTTACAAAGTATATCACTTTCCAACATTGTTTTGGAACAGACACACTTCCTATTTTTTTAATTTCTCCTATATTACCACACCATACGTGAACTGAATCGTCTTTTTTTGCCCATTCTCTCTCCATTGTTTCAACTGATTTCCAATCACCGGCATTTAAAGAATGATATTGTGCTGCCATGTTTGAAAAGTAAAAACATTCATCTTGAATTGCGGGTGTTTGACAAAGATTTTCTGCTGCTGGCATCATATGACCTCTGTCCGTACCACTACCAACATAATCTTTTGCCAAATCAGTTTCGTTGAGTAATTGTGGGTCAGGTTTAAAATTATCTTTCCTCGCTAACGGAGTTGGGCATCCAACTTTAGCCTTTGTTATCCACCATTCCACCATCATAGGGTAATGTTTAGATTTTGAATAATGAGATGTGTAATTTGTGTGTTTTAAGACAACAACATCTTGTGCTTGAGCGTTTATACCCATTAGTGAGACACTAAAAAGTATAAAAAGTTTCTTGGTAATTTTTTTCATATATTTTTTTCAATAAATAGATTATACTTGTAAAGTATGAACATATCTCATGAACATAAAACGATTTGGTGGGCACCCGAAAAGACTGCTTCAAAGGTTACATCTCATATTTTGAAAAATTATGATTTTTTTTATTTTGAAAACTACCCAAAATCGGCAATTTTGAAATTGTGTGAACCATATCATTCACATGCTATCATTTTCCCTGAAGAATATTCTGATTATGAAGTTATTTGTAATATAAGAAACCCATACGACCGAGTTTTATCAATTTTTGTTAATTTTTCAAATATAAGTTTGGTGTATACTAAAGATAATGTTGACTATTATAGAAAAAGATTTGAAATTTTTATCAAAGAAATGTTTTTATCTCCAAATTTAACTCAAAATGTGCCTTATGACCCAAGTGCACCTAATTTGGGTAGATATTTGAAAAAAGTTGATTTTTTCAATAAAGTACCTGATGTGTTCATCAAGATGGAAAATCTTGAAAATGACCTAAAATCACTAAAATTCATCAAAAACACAGATTTATGGGAAAAATCTGAATTTTCAAGTTTTTTGAGTAAAAATGAATTTATCAAGAGAAGAGCCTTCAATTTTTCAGATGTTTACACTGAAACCTCTGCAAAGTATGTTTATGAATATTTTAAAAATCATTTTTATTTGTGTGATTATGACCCATTTTCATTTACAAAATCAATTTTGACCGACAAGGAGAAAAAGAAGTTTCTTCACGACACATTGTAAACATTGATATATTTATTGTTATGAGTAAAAGATTCCAACTTACAGAATCAGACGCTAAAGAAATTAAGAAAATGTATTTTTCTGAGCAGTCTGTTAAAAAAGATGACAGAAAGTTCTGTCATAGCGGCAATGTTAAATCATTAGAAGAAATAATGGGTTCAGATGAGCCTGAAGATTACATCGATGGTGTGAAAATCAGAAAAAATGGTGTTCACGGATTAGTTGACAAATTAGAGTTGTTAAAAACTCTTAGATTACACCCAAAGGTGTCTGATGGTGGTGAACATTTAGCTCATGATGTTATGAGTCACATCAAAGCACACAAACCTTATAAGTTTTTTGATGAAACTAAAAAAGAATGTTGTGATGCAATGGATAAAATCATCGAATTGTACAAAGAAAACGAACATGGTGAAGAATTGGTGAAAGACATTGAAAAAGTTCAAACTATGCAACACGTTTCACCAAGAGCGAAAGAATTTTTAAAACATGGAATTGCAATGTTAAAAGGACAATAATTTGAAATTTTAAAATTTATTAATTATATTTAAAAGACCCTGAATGGGTCTTTTTTTATGTCAACACAATCTCATATAGATAAAGTCAATCTTCAACCCATGAAAATGGAGTATCCTGCACATGTTGGTGCCCCAAAGATTAAACCCCAAGATTTAACAGCCTTTAAAAAACACGGTCTAAACAAAGTGGACCGAGTTGTGAAGAAACGATATGACGAACTCGTTAAAGAGGTAGAAATACTGAAAAATTCGATGATGGTTAACCAAGAGGTCTACGAGTCAAACTATAAATTTGAACCAAAAATTGGGGATGTATATCACTTATATGAGGATTCTAATGGTGGTAAGACATTATCTCTAATTGGACCCACGGAATGGAATAAAAAACACCTATACTCTGTAATCTTTAATTCAGATATGACATGGACAAAATTACCAGAATAAAACGACTTGTCGAGTCTTCGTTGGACACCTCCTTCGGAGATGAGCTCTCAATTAATGAGGTAGTGATACTTCCTACGCAAAAGTTTGACGAAAAGACCAACGAATGGGTTCCCGATTCTCACACCATTTTTTTGTCCATCAAAAGAAAAACACCCCCTCAAGTTCAAGATTTTTCTCATTATGAAAGTTATGAAAATCTTGTAGATTCTCGTCAAGTTACTCGTTTGTTAGAAGGAGTTTTAGGGTTTGAGTGTTGTGTTGATTTTGTATAAAATCCTAGAACTAGTATTACTAGTTTTTTTTATTTTTACTCTTTTTTTAATATTATATTATTATTCTATAAGAATAATAATTATTGTCCTTTCGACCAAACGACTAATTTTTCTAAAAAAAGTAATATTTATCTCTAAAATAGTGTTATGCAACAAGAATCAATTTGGACAGTCTTAATTACGGTAGTTGGTGTTTTAGGTTCCGCGAGTGCATGGAGATTTTACGAAAAAAGGTCCATGAGAAAAGAAAGAGATGATGAATTTATTCGTCATGATTGTAAAGACCGAATTGCCAAATTGGAGGCTTTGTTACAAGCGGCTTCTAAAGAAAAAGACGAGATGAGACAAACTATTTTGAAACTTACTGAACAAGTTGCTGCACTATCTGTTAAAGTTGAGTTTCTTCAGAGTGGAAAAGAAATTTAATTACACGTCAAATCTTACGTAAGTTTTGATTGAATATTCGGGGAAGAAATAAACAGTAGCGTCTTGAATCAAAACATCGGCAAGTTTTCTATCTATATGTTCTTCCGTTATCAAATCACCAAGAATAATAACAGCTTCTAATAATACACTTTGTTGTGCTACGGAAAAGTTTAAGTTGTGAATTTTGATATAAGACCCTTTACCGTAAATTTCTTGAACGGCATCTCCACGAAAATCATTTATGTATGATTCCATCAGGCGAAAGAGTTTTCGTTTCCTATCCATAAACAGAAATTTAGTTATAAATCACAAAAAAATACAGATTATCTACCCTGTCCCCTGTATGCCTTCACTTTTGGTGTGTGTTTGTTAAAAGATTTTTTAGCTGCTCCTCTCTTTTTTTTACCAAAAGAAACTTTGTTTGCATTTCCCGCTGATTTTGAATTTGCCATGTGTAAGATTTAAAAATAAATATTGTTTTCGAAAAAAAAGTTTGTTGGATTCGGAAATAGTTCTTATCTTTGTGAAACAAATACAGAAACAATATGACAAAAGAAAAACTCTACAGAAGTGTTAATGGTGACTACCTTTATTTATTTAATTGGATTGGAGGTGGTTTTAACGATGTATGGGCTCCGAGTAAAAAAGAAGCGTACAGACGTATTATCAAAGAAAGACTTGATGATGAAAAGAAATATCCTGATAATGTGAAATTAAGACCAGATTATAAGTCATTACGTAGATGTACTTATTCTCAATATGAGGAACAAAATAAATTGGGTTGGATGATGACAATGTAAAAAGTTCTTTGTATCTTTGTAATGAGTTTGGAACTTATAGGTGATGAAAGATACTCGGTATCCAAACTCAGAAAAAAAGATTTGACGGTTTAAAAAAAAGTTCTTATCTTTGTATAGAAATTGGGAGGACAGTAAAAATGTACCTGAAGTGAGAGTGACAAGTTTACTACACCAAATGGTTTGAAATCCCAATAATAGTTCTTTAAAAAATATGGTTGTGGTAGCTCAGTTGTTAAGGTAACTTGACATAGGTAGAGCATCTGTGTGAAAGCAGTGTGCCAGTGGTTCGATTCCACTCCCAACCACGAAAGTCCTCCGAGATAGAGACGTTTTATTTCGGAATTTTCGCCAAAAGAATTTGACAAGTTGAAAGACTTATCTTATCTTTGAAAAGAAATGGACAGCGGAATGTTTTTTAGTGGTGGTTCCCCATACTCACCCGAACAGCTTTCTTCTCCGCGTTACAAATTAGAAAATTGTTAAATAAAACACGGGGGGTTTTTATAGGAATGTTCTCCTTGTCTGACCTTGACCAGACTAAAACAACGGGTCATTTTGGTTGTTTTGGATTAGAACTAAAACAGAAGTTTGTCCGACTTCATGGGTGTTGATGATTTACCCTTCCAAAAACAATAATCATACATTTTTGTCCTGACGGGGACATTCGGGGAAACACGACGGTGTTTCCCTTTTTTTTTTGTGCCATTTAACTATTTATAAGAAAAAAGAAAAATGGCAACAACACCTTTAGCGTATAACCCAAGTGCTTCACCTATTGAGGGAACAACACAAGTAGGAAGTTTGGCGGTCGGAACAACTGACCAAGATTATAGTATAGAACCAGGGGAAGTTACTTGGTGGATGGGACCCGAAGAATCAGATGGGTATGTTATTGCCGTTCCTGTTTCAGGAAACACTCAACCAACACCAATTTCAGGAGTAACCGCATCAGTTGGATTTTTTAAATCAACAGATTTAACCGATAGTTCTTTTCTTGAATTAACAAATAATCAATTCAATCAAAATTTTACATCCGCCACCGAAGCTAGTACATGGTTAACAAATAATGGTTATTGGAATTCGTATGGTGGACCTGTTTTATATTTAGATGCGAATAATTTATCAAGCTATCCTGGTACAGGAACCACTTGGTATGATATAAGTGGTAATGGAAACGATGTTACAATGGTAAATTCAGGTAGTATTGCTTGGAATAATTCATCACCTGTTTATTTTTCAACAGGAGCAAACGGATGGTTTAATAATCCATCAGGTTCCAATCTACCTATAGGTAATGCAAATTATACTTTAATAATATGGGTTCAACTTGGTCCTACTTGGGGCGGTAATGGACTCATGAGTATTGGGTCATTTGGTACTACAAATCAATCAAACGCATTCAGAACGGCTTCAACTAATGTATTGTTAAATTATTGGTGGGCCAACGATTTAGCGGGAGTTTCCTCTGTGTCACCAACAAACTGGTTTAATGCAGTTGCGACTTATGATGGTACAACAAGAAGTATTTGGGTTAATGGTAGTTTAGTTAGTTCAGATTATCCTGTAGGACATAATGTTATCACAAGTGCATTACAGGTTGCAAAAACTGGAGGAAATGAATTTTTGAATGGTAATGTTGGGGAGGTATTAATTTATGATAGAGGATTAACATCAGGAGAAATTTTAGGAATTTTTAACACAACTAAATCAAGATACGGATATTAACATATTTATTGTTTAATAAGTAAAATACCATGTCTCAACCAATAATTCAGAAAATATTTGCATATAATCCAGGAGGACCAGTTTTTGGAACAATTCAAGTCGGTGATATTGCCGTTAGTAACATTGATATTGAATATAGTGACGGATATGGCGGACTCCAATGGTGGGGTGGACCAGATGAAACTAATGGTTATGTAATAGCACATACTGACCCATCAGGTAGTCATGATGGTGCAGCAGGTGGTTCAGCTTATTTAGGATTTTGGAGAAGTTCAGGACTTACAGACCAATCTTTTTTAGATTTATGTAATTCAATTCCTCCAAGAATTGGAGATACACCATTTACAACTACATCACAAGCAACAGCTTGGTTAACAGCAAATGGATATTGGACATCATTTACTTCAATAACACCAACGCCAACTGCAACAATTGCGGTTACACCAACTCCGACAGGAACACCAGCATCAACTACAACACCAACACCAACGGCAACATCTGCAACACCTACACCAACCCCAACACAAGGAGGGACTGGTAACTTCAACGTAACAGTTTCACAAGTAGGACCTAATGTTGTTTGGAATGGTTCAGGATATTTCAATTTAGCGGCATTATCATTTGCAGGACCTAACAACATAGGGGCTGGATTTGCTGCAAACCAAGCTATTTGGGCAATTGGACCTTCAACAACTGTAGACACATATAGTGCTACATCAGTAACTTACCCAACAAGTTTTGGTAATGGCGGTGTCGGAGTAACATCAACTTCAGGTTCAACTATGGGAATTCTCCCTGGTGCTGGTGGTAATAGTCGTTTATTATATGTCCCTTCAGGATATACTTCAAATACAGTAATCAATGGAAGTGCGACATATTCAGGACAAACGATTTCAAGTATGCAATTAAGTGCTGGAACATACACATGGATTTGGACTACTAGTGGAAACTCAACTTCGGTTGTAATGAATATTGTACCTTAAGTTAATATTTATAGTTAAGTAAATTACCAAATTATGAACAAATTATTAGCAGGAATCAAAAGCTTGTTTTCGGATGAACACGGAGTAGTCTCCATGAAACGTCTTTGTGGACTTTTATGTACATTGGCATTAACAGTTACTTTATACCAAAATAGTTTCAGTGAACAACACGTTGCACCATCAAGAGAATTGGTTGATGCAGTTGCTTTATTGGCATTTGGTTGCTTGGGTTTATCAAGTGTTGATAAAATCTGGGGAAAGAAACCAAAAGACACAAGCTCAGACTCTGAGTAAAAAAATTAAGTCCCCACTCACAAGGTGGGGATTTTTGTTTATGGTGGGTATTTATAATAGTATGAAGGATTCTATTAAGTCGGTACTTAGAAAGTATATTACAGAACAAAAGGTTAATTGGATTAAAGAGCATTGTAATAACTCTTTTAGTGTAAAATCTGAAAGAATGTTTTGTTATGCTGCGACAAAGACAATCAAAGACGATTATAGTTTACAAGAAGATTTAGATAAGTTCTTGAAAAAATTTATTGAAATTCATAGAGATACCATTAATAATCTTAGAATGGAAACCTTAACACAAGAATCTCAAACAGCAATAGATGGGTTAGAAGAACTAAGGTGGGTTAATACACATGGAAAAGAATTATGTCCAAACATAAAATTTAATATACTTAAGATTTATAATAATTTAATGAATGGCATTTATGTTTTTTATGCTGACCCAACAACAGGTGAATATCATCCCATTAACAGATTAGATACAAACTATTCAGCATTGGCGGTAATGATTACAGAATATTTTAGAGATTTAGGCGTGATTGAAGATTTACAAACTAGAGGTGTTAGATATGAAAAAGGGTGGGAAAAGGTTGCTGAGTATTTAGTTAAATTTGTGATTTATCCTTCAGTATTCCATCCAAATAATTCTAACATAGATGTTTTAAAAAAAATTAATGTTGACCAAAAACCTTTAAAATACATTTACGAAAAACTCCTTAAGAATTTGGATTCTAAGATTTCAAAAAAGACCTACCAAGTATTATCAAATGTTAGAGAGGTTGGATTTGAAACTGAAAGAAAATTTATACTCCAACTTGAAAAATACGGTATAACATATAAGAATTTTGGTAAAGATTATGGATTTGTTGATAGATTTTTAGGTATTGATTTATTCATTAAATTAAATGATGGTTGGTATCCTACACAGGTGAAAAGTTCAGAAAGGGAGCAAACATTAATTACTAATTTGGGATGTGAGGGTGCAATTGTTGTTTATCCTGATGATAGTGGTAATTTTTGGATTGGTAATATATCCTTTGAAAGATTTTTTTGTAAAATGAATAAGGTTTGTAAAGAAAATGATGAAGAAAATCCCGAAGATTTTGAATTTTAATTTTATATTTGCGTCATGGCAACATCAGTAAATCAAAAAGAAACCGTAAAACCGACCAAATGGGAAGTTGTTTATGAAGATGAGGATTGTATATCCATTTGGAAATATAACTCAAAAATAACGACTGCAGGACCCATAGAAGTGGAATATAAATGGAAGAGACACTTCAATCCTTGGGGTCAAAAGAAAAAGACTTTGGGTGAATTAGCAAAAGAGGAAAAAAAGAGAAAAAAATTAGAGAAGTCTCAACTTGGAATCAATTATTCTTCTTAATTCTAATAGAGTTTTCTTATCTAAAGATTTAACAACATCTTTGGTGTTTTCAAGTACAAGTTTACTAAGTAAACTTTCTTGAACAGGTTTATCTTGAACATCATATACACTCCTAAATTCCCAATTACTTTCTTCATAATTATCATACTCGGATTCTCTTCTATCTTGACCATCCCACGTATTCCAATTACCATCAGTCATTTGTTGTTGTGCAGATTCTTCAACCCAATTCTTGTCATAAGAATCAAATTCTTGTTGTTTATAATCTGTATAATTACAAGTACCCCACACATCATAAAGCAAATTATAACTTTTTGCAAAAGGAATCACTAATTGTTCAATTAGTTCTTTGTTTTTCATTTGTTCCTTATTGTTGGCAAACAAATCTGCAATTAAATCATCATTAATTTCTAAAAATTTTGCAAAGAATTCAACGTCTTCATTCACTACTTCAATACTAAAATATTTTGAAACTGTTTCAAGTATTCCGTATGCCTTATCAAAATCGTCATTGTAAGGATTTCCAATAGGAAAATCCTCATCAACTAATTTCTCAGCTATGAATAACAATTGTTTATTTGGTAGTCTTGAAAATTGACTTTGCGCTGCTGGCATATTAATAAATATAAAAAAGGTGAGATTTCTCTCACCTTCTAATCATTTAGTCTTTCTTTATGACTATGTAAGATTGCCAATATGTTTTCTCTACCTACAGGATTTGCAGAATGACAATTAAATTCAGGTAATGGTAAACCACTATCCCAACAATAATCACACATCCATTTAGCAGCATCATATCCTGTTTTCTCTTTGTATTTGAAACTTTCAGTATAAGTTTTTGGGTCATAATGGATTTCAGCCAAATCATGGTCAAAAGACACTTCATCGGGTAACCCATTTTTTGTAATCCAACTTACAAAATCATCATAAGTTCTAACAATATCCCACCCTTCGGTTTTGGGACATCTTACATCATCAAGATACAGTTTTCTCATTTTCATTTTGTTTTTTCAAATAATCCACAAGCTCTTGAAGCTTATCAGCATCGCTTGGATTGAAGATAAACTCATCCCAAGCTCCGTACTTTGATTTGTACCCAAAGATATATTTTACCCCGTGTACCAATCGTTTCCAAAAGGATTTATGTGTTGTTAAATGTACGTGTGCATAACACATATTAGATTTATGTCCGTTATCAAACTCTGTTTCATTATAAAACAATAACATCTGATGTTCATCCGAATGACATTCACACAAAAGAATGTCTTTATCCCAAATCGTTTTCATAATTTTTAGTTTAATCGTAGTATTCAACAATTTGTTTGTCGTTCACATCAAATTCTAATTTAATTGGTTTGTTTTGATATTCATATCTCTCGTTAAGAACAGATGCGTTTAAGAATTCAACACCATTAAAGTTTTTTTGACCGTAAGCACAATGAATATGTCCACAAACATGAATTTTTGGTTGAACCTCCATGATTCTGTGAAATAAATCCTCACATCCAACTACTTGTCCACTTGGGGTCCAATCTAACATTCCGTGAGCAGGCCCGTGAGTGATTAAGATGTCAGTATTACCAGGAATTTTTGCCCACTTCTCAGCAAGTTTTTCTCCTCTTGGTAAATTGAATGCCCAATCATAAAATTCAGGTTGCCAAGGACTACCGTAGAACTTAACACCATCAATTACAACCTCACTATCAAAAAGATAAATAATACCTCTTTCTTTGAACTCATCAGCAATGTCGTGATGTACTTCAAATCCAAAATCATGGTTTCCAGCAATGAATATCTTGTGTTTAAAATCAGTCATACTTAACCAATTTAAGAAATTGGTTATTTCATGACTTTTACCCATACTGGTACAATCACCAGCGTGTACAAGAACATCACCACTACCTAAAATGTTGTTATAAGCATTACTTGTTAAATGATTATGTTTGTTGTGTGTGTCACTGATAAATGTAATTTTCATAAAATATTTTTTTTAACTTAACCAATCTTTGTCTTCATCATCCCAATTTAACCAATCCTCACCCTTGTAATCAGGATGATTTTCTTTCATATAATCAATTCCTCTTACCCAAGAATATGAAATAATTGCAACAACAACGAACATTAATAAAAAAACTTTCCACATATTATTTTAAATTTGATTTTAATCCCACCAACTTTTCATTCCTGACCCATCAAACCAATCATTCCAAACACTCTCATCTTGTTTTTCTTCATCGGTTTTACTGTTGTAAATTTTACTAAATTCCTTCATGTCTTGTCCGTGAACAATTAACCATAATTCCTTCCATTCAGATATTTCAATTTCTCTAGCTCTCTCAAACACTTTTTTATTATGGATTCTTTCTTCATCAGTGTCTTCCCTATCAGTCCATAACCAATCTGAGTTTTTTATTTTACCTAATTCTTTTTCAGCATTCCTAACATACTCATCACTACGAACATTCTTAATTAATTGAATGGTTCGTTTCATCTTTTCAACCTTTTTCATTCTTGATTCATCTACTTCATGTCCGTAATATTCAATTGTGTCTACGGTTTTTTCTAATGAACGACGGAACAAATCAAGATTAAAGGAATAATCCCAAGAACGAAACGCATACAATTCTTTTCTAAAAAACCAAATGTTTTCTAAAAAATATGGTAAATCTCTACGAAAAAATTCATAGGTTTTATACCACCAAGTTTCATGTCTTGATAATGTTTTTAATGATTTCCAAAAACTATCTGCAAATTCTATTTTCATAATATTATTTTGTTGGTCTTTTAAAGATATAATAAGTTATTCCAAGACCTATTATAATCATTGAAAGTCCTACTATCTCTACTAACATAATGCAAATATAATAAAAAAATAAGACCCGACAAAATAAATTTCGCGGGTCTTTTGGAAAGGGATATATGAGAACACTCTTTCGAGCGATGTACAAATAAATATATTCAAATTATAAAAATATACTTTTACAATATCAAGAGAACAACTTTTCTACTCTTTTTAACAAATCTTCATCAAATTTTATGTGATGTCTCTGTTTAAAATTCTTCAAAAGTGATTTTATTGCGTTAGTGTGCCCTTTTTCTTTAAGTAAAAGATACGCACCTAAATCAGCGTCCAACTCTTCTTCTTCGTTTCTTGGACCATCATGACCTAAAATTACGTGAGCAATTTCATGAGCCTCGATGAATTTTAAAACATCTACATTAAAATTTTCTAATATGTTTTCACCATCTATTAGAACCAAATTTTTGTTTGGAACCATAAACCCATAACCATATTCCTCAAACATAGGAAGTAGTTGTTCGTATTGAGGATTATCTCCAAATACTACTGCAATGGTTATTTCAGGTAAAAATTCACTATTATATGACAGGGGTTCCGACAAACTGAATGTTTTTATTTTTATATGTAGCCCAAAAATTACTTTTTAGACGATTCATTGTAGATAATTCTCCAATTGTTAAATGATTTCCAATATGTTTTCTTTCCCAAAGTTCAAAGCATTTTAGTACCGCTTCCATTTGAGTTTTGGATTTAGCAGACTCCAAAACACGGATAATCCACTCAAAATCCTGAAATGCACTTTTTAAATTGAATTGTAGTATCATAACTTTTTTTACAAAGATAAGGAATTTACGCAAGTAAATTATGATATTCTTTGAAATGTTTAATTCTATCAGGTAAACCAATAGTGCCTCCATTAACTCTTTTAGTAATTTGTGTTACCACAGCATCACTTGCACCACCATCAGCCATTTTATGTAATCCATTTTTATTGAAGAACCAAGCTGCGGATAATAATGCATAATGAGTTGAAACTTTTTCAGGGTTCACTGTCATATCTTCGTTAATTGATTTACCAAAAGCAACGTAATTATCTTTTCCTGTTAATTGAATATATCCTCGACCGCAGTATTTTGAACCATCTCCTGAAGATTCAGGACCATTACCCATTCTACCACCATAAACTCTGTTGGCGATTTTTTCGGGTTTTCTTTCATACGCCTCAGCCAATCCAGCTTCTTTAAAATATTTTGAGAAAATACCTTTTAAACCTTTTGCTGAATAGTTTAAATTTTCTTTTGTTAATCTAAAACCACCTGATTCGTGACCACATTGAGCTAAAAAGTGTGCCAATCTTAACGGTGTGTTAATTTCAAATTTAGCGGCCGTATCAGGAATCTGTGCAATTACTGCATCAGGAATGTGACCTTTTAAATTCTCTAATTTTAATCCACCAACAGATGCTGTTGGTTTTACAACAGGTACTGAAGGCTCGGTAATTAATTGTTGTGCTCCAAACATTTTATTCCAAGTTCCTTCACCAACTAATCCATCCGGTGTTAAGTCGTGGTCAATCTGCCATTTCTTTACCGCTTTTTCTGTACCTGGTCCAAAGGCTCCATCAGCACCAAGTCCTAATTTTTCTTGGAGTCTTTTAACGTCATCTCCTTTTGACCCAATTTTTAGTAGCATAGTAATTTACATTTACTATAAATACTTTTATAGTTGGGTATGAAAGTATTGCTATCGCTTTTTTTGATTTTTTTAAGATTATGGATTGGATACCATATCATATCTTGGTTAGTTGGAGAATATTCTCATCCTGAATTTCACTCAATGTCAGAAATAGAATTTTATTTAGTCGTGATGGTGTTTGATGGTTGGATTGGAAAATCCCAAGACAATATAGAATTAAAAATTACCAAAAAAGAAGAAGATTAAGATTATGGTTTAACGCCTTAATAATTTTAAAAAATCCCAATTTTATAGAAAAATAGTCAAATTAATAGTATTTATTATTACCAAGATACTATCAAAATGAATAAAGTTTTTCTATTCGTTATGAGTGCACTTTTATGTGTATCCCCTCATAACAACTCACAACAGACTCAAGAGATATGGGTGGATGCTGTTACAAACAAAATCCAAATAGGGTCTCTTGCAGGTAATCGAAACTTAGAGTTCGGTGTAAGAAATATTATTGAAGAATTCTTACAAGAAAAAAATTACGACCTTAATCCTGAATCAAAAAACAAACTATCCGTTGAGTTAGTTTATTTGGACGTGCTCAAAACAAAATCTAACGTATCCGTTTTTCACAAAAACGAAGAATCTGTTGTAATCAGACTTAAAGGTACATTAAAAAACGATAACAAAAAAATAAAAGAGGTGATTGTCGAAGAAGAATCATCAGAAATTTCTATGTCCACACTGATTGTGGATAACGGAGGTAAATTCAACCAAACATCGTTAAGTAATGCAATTAAAAAGGCTAGCGATAAGTTGGTAACTAAAATATTCGAAACAAAATAAAGATGAAGAAAATTTTAACATTAGGACTTTTATTAGTGTCCTTAACATCATTTAGTCAAATTAAGTTTAAGTTTCCAAACACAAGAGTTCTTACTGATATTGGAGGAGGAGTTATTGATAGAGGAGACCAATTCGACGTTATGGTTCATGCGAACGGTAATGGAGATGCATCGACAAGACAATTATTGTTTGATTTACAATACGACCAAACAAACTTTGAAGTAATTTCAATTAATCACACCGGCACTGGAGGAAATGGAGGGATTCTTCCACAAGGTTCGAATATACAATTATCTTGGCAGAACTATCCTAATTACTCTTACGCAGGAAATAGTACTTTCACAAATGGTACACAAAGATATATTTCTAATGCAACTTACACATATAACCCTACAGGGTCTAACGCAATTCTTAGAGCGACTTTAACATGGGCAACAACTTCGGCAATGCCTTATAATTCTTATTCACAAATAATAATTGTAAGATTTAAATTAAAGGCGACATCTACATCAAATTCATTTAACCCTATTAAATTGAATTTTGTTGCAGGATGGAACGGTCAAGGGGTTGGTGTTGAAACTGTAATGGACGCTCCACTATCAACGGAAGTGATAATGAACCAAAACACTGGTAAATTTGTGACTGCTAAAGTTGATATAAGTTCTAATTTGCTTGCATTGTCAGATGTTAAAGTTTCTTTTAGAGATACTCTTAGTGGTATTGGACAATTGTTCAATGTTTTATCTAATGGTAATGTCGATATTAATCAAGCGTTATTATCAGAAAACAGAGTTTATGAAGTGTCCGTAATGCATAATTTGGATAAAACATACGCAATATACAACGGAGCAATTACAATATCAGATTTTACTACAGCACAAAGTGAATTTACATCGATGGGTTTAGATGGTAGTAATGGTCAAATTTTAAAAACAGGTCAATCATTATACGCAGCTGATATTAATAGAAATAAAATTATTGATGGGGGAGATTTACCAAGATTATTAGGTCAGGTTGTTGGAATAGATACACTCGTAACAATTCCAACAGGATATGCTATGGGTAGTAACGGGTTTATGAGTTTACCTACTTGGAGAGCAACAGATGCAACAAGTATTGCAGGTCAAACTGAATGGTGTATTGTTAATGTTGACGGTTATGGTTCGGGTCAAGCAAGAGTTTACATAGATATGAGAAAATTTGCGGGTTCAACAATATTACCTGAAGATATTAAAAGTTTACAATTATTTGATTTGTATTCAGGACCAGTTGAGTTTATGAATAAAGATGCTTCATGGGCTTTCTATAAAGTACCATCAACTTTTTCAACGTTATCAACATCAACATTTGCACCTTATATTAGAGCAATTGGTACTAACGATTATGGTCTAAAAGCTGAATTTGCATTTAATCCAAATCCTTCTAATTCGTGGGGTTCAATAACAACAACAAATTGGAAAAATTTGACATATCCAAGAACATATGTTAAAACAGGTGTTGTTGGGACAAACGAACTAGTTGATTTAAAATATCTTTTGTGGGGTGATGTGAATCGTTCACACTCTTCACAAGTTATAACTAGTTCAAATGGTATTAGTACTGTTCAAACAAATGCTGTGAATAGTTTAATGAATAATACCGCGTTTAGAACTATGGCAACACAATCATCATCGTTAATCAATACACCAAACGATATTTCATCTATTGATGTTAATTTATCTAACGTAACTGTAACGTCAAATAATGTTGAAATACCGGTATCACTTAATACTAATGGAATTTCTGTTGGGGGATTGCAATTCGAATTCCAATATGACCCATCAAAAATCAAATTTGAAGAGTTAAAATCAGAGGTTCCAAATTCTTGGTATGTTTTTGTTAATTCAAAAGAGGGAAAGGTTAAATTCGGAGCTATTGACCAAAATAACAAACCAATAAACGGAACTAATATACCGTTCAAGTTGAAATTCTCAACAATTGGTAATGGAGTTGACCTTTTAACATCAGTTAAAGTTTCTCCAACAATGGATGCAAGTGATTCCAAAGGGGTTCAATTAGGAATCAATTTAAATTCAACACAAATAAAATTAACAGGATATAAAAATTTTTAATTATGAAAAGAATAGATAGAATATTAGGTTTAGGGTTTTTAGTTGCCCTTTTAGCTTTGAGTTGTAAAAAAACGGTTTTACAACAACCACAATTTATTGATTTAGGTACTACCTCAACATCAACGGCAATTAAATCGATTGCTCAAACAGGTAATATTGTAACAGCTGAATTTGAAACAACAATAGGCGCAAAGTATTCAGTACAAATAATACCTTTTGGAAGTGAAATACCTTCAAAGAAAGAAGGATTTACTGCAACTGAAACTATTACAAAGAAAGTATACGATTTATCAGAATTATCAAAAAAAGACTATGACTTGGTGTTCATAGACATCAGCGGTAAGGAAGTAAAATATCCAATCGTAATAAAATAAAAAATAAAAAATAAAAAAAATGTCAGAAGAAGTAGAAAAATCAGAAAGTACCGGTGGTTCAATTAAGAACATACTTATCGGTTTAGTAAGTACAATCACATTAGGTGTAGGTGGTTGGTTTACAACAAAATTAACAGGAGGTAGTGAGGAAAAAAAAGATACACCAGTGGCAACGAGTCCTGTTATTAATATTAACAACACTCAACAACAATCAGCAGGTAAGACTGTAATTGTTAACGGAGGTGGTGGAAATGGGACTAAATCATCAAATCCAGCACCAGCACCTAAACCAAAACCTAAAAAAGAGGGTGACGAATTCAAAGAGGAAGCACCTAAATGGTAATTTTATGAGTAATAATCAACAACAAACAGGATTTAAAGATTTATTATTTTCGGTAATGAAACGAAGATGGTTTATTACGGCCATCGTATTATTCACCTTTTTTGGTACAATCCTTGCAATATTTGCTGCGATTTTGGGTAAGACTCCAATGTCGGGTGAGTGGAAAGAACTATTACTTTTATTGTTGGGAGCATTTATTGGAAGTTATGGTAAAATAATAGACTACTGGTTTAGTGACCAAGATAAAGATAAAATGTTAGTCCAAAAAATGGATGAAGAAGACGGAATATCTCTATCAGACACAGGTGCTGGAGGACCTAAAACTCCGTTACCAAGTACCATAGTTAATACCGTACCTGATACCATAGCTAAAAGCGTTGAAATAGACGAAGATGGTGATGGAGTAATGGACGGGATTGATAATGATGGTGATGGTGTTATTGATGAATATTTCGACCATAGAAACTGTCAACATGTGTGGGGTGACTCAGACGGAGACGGTGATGAAGAGTGTTTGATTTGTGGTAAAATCAAAGACATAGAATAAACTAAATTAAAAATAATTTTATGACAATATCATTAAATAAGATTAAAGAAAACGTTATGTTAGGTTTTGTGAAATTAGTTTTCGCATGGACTATGTTCGCATTATGTTTTCAAATCTTTATGTTAGTAACTTATTATGTTAAACCTGAGTTAGCAACAAAAGTAGGTAATTACCTTACTTGGAAATTCGATGGTACATTTAAAAATGACCCAGATAACATTTGGTACGAAGGACCTAAAAAATAATTAAACTATGAAAAAAGTAATTTTTGTTTTAGGGGCAGCATTACTGTGCTTGTCATCGTATTCTCAAACAATAGGTAAAACTAAAACCGAGGATTATAAAGCATCATTTGAAATCAAAAAAGATATTTCACAATTCTTAGATTACGATGGTCCAAAAAAGAACATCCAATTATTAAAGTGTGGTATTAATGATGAGATGTATGAAATGTATCCTGAACTAAAAGAAAAAAGAGTTGGTTTGGGTGTTACAAATATCGTATTAGAATATCTTGATAATTTAAATCGTTTTGAATTTACTGAAGATAAAACAGAAATTAAAAACAGAATGGTTAAACAATTCCAAGCATCTCAAGCAGGAATATCAGAGAACAAATTAGATGGTAGAGGTAAAATTAAATTGGCACATTATTTTGTGGAAATTGAGTGTTATGACTACTCCGTTAGTGAAGATGAAACAGTAAACTTAAAAGATGGTGTCAAAAATATGTTGGTAACTCGTATTGGTTTACAAGTTAGATTCACAAATGCAGAAACAGGAGCAATCATTGCGGCATCTGGTTTAGGTGAAGCAAAAACAACAAGAGAACTAACTTTCTTGACGGACGCAACTGTCGACCCTGTTAAATTCAACCAATCTACAATTAGCATCTCAACTAAGAAAGCTCTTGATATTGCATGTGCTAATATCTTGGATAAGATGGTTAAAAAAGGAATATTCACTAAATAATGAAAAAATGGATTGGTGTATGTTTGTTTTTACTTTTTTTTCTGAAAGGTTCAGGACAAGTTGTTACGCAAACATACATAGACCCATGTGATTTAAAGACCTATGTTGTAACTATTCCCATTAGTAATAATAGTGGTGTTACAGTTATCATCAGAGGTAAATCCAAAGTTTTCACTTACGCACAATTTACAAGTGGTGAAGTTGACCAATGGATAAAAACTATATTTGCAGCACCATGTCCATCGAGTTTAGTAGTTCAACAAACAGTAACAGCGGCGGTGTCTCAAGCGGCGTCCGCGGCGGCATCTTCAGCAGCAAGTTCTGCAGCGGCATCGGCCGCAAGTTCAGGTGCTGCTGGGGCGGCATCATCATCGGCTTCGAGTGCTTCATCGTCCTCAGCTTCCAGTTCTTCTTCCTCCCAATCATCCTCATCATCTGGGGAATCCTCATCATCAGAAGGTGGTTCTGGAAGTTCAGAAAGCAGTTCAGAATCAAAATCTGAAAATAAAAGCGATGAAAAGAAATCTGACGAAAAAAAAGAAGAAAAAAAGAACGATAAAAAAGAAGAAAAGAAAAAGTCTGTTGCAACAAACCCAATGTTGGTCGCTTCCGACTTAACAACAGCTCAAGGACCTGACTTTAAATACAGTGCGATAGTATCTTTTGGTGTAAGTAAATCGTCAATGGCTGGTAACGAGAGCTGGGGTGCAACAGCACTAATATGGAGTACATTAAAACAATTTGCTCTAAGTGGTGGATATACCAAAATGGATTTTAATAAGGGACAACTTAAAGCAATCCACTCATACTCCCTAACAGGGGCGTATTTGGAAGGAAACTATATGAGTCTTGTTGGTTATACCTATATCAAACCACACCCTAAATTTGGTAGCTATGGTTATAATTTAGGAGCCATAACTTTGTTGTTAAAAGACACTAAAATAATAAACAATAAAACTGGTGAAACAAAAGAGATATTCAACACATCCTTTTCAACATCGGTAGTTGCGTTTTGGACAAAACCATATCCCTATAATAAGAAGATTACCCTATCCCCACAGGTATTCTTAATGAATTCACCGATAAGTTGGAATTCAAAAACAGGAGAAACAACGGTTAGTAGACAATTTGGATTTTTGGCTGGGTCGTCGTTTGACTATAAAATAAGTAAGAGATTTGGGTTTAGTTTTAACTACAAACTCTCAGGTTCTACTCAAAAAGGAGCACCATTACTTAGTAATTTCTTGATAGGTTCAAGAGTAATGCTTTAACACTATGAAAAAGATATTAGATGTAAGACATTTTATAATTTTAGGTTTGATAATAACATTGGTTCTATTACAATCAGACAACAAACCAAAAATAAAAGAAGTAATTAAAGAAGTTCCATCGGAACCAATTCACGATACAATTCCTGTGGAAGTTGAAGTACCATACGAAGTAAAAGGAGATGATATCTATCACGATACAACAATATATGTCCCAACATACGTACAAGTCGATACAGCTGCAATCTTACAGAATTATTATGTTACCAATTCATTTATTGACACAATAAAGTTGAATAACAACCAAGGCTTTGTATATTTGAATCAGGATGTATCTGAAAACAAAATTGCCTCAAGAAAATGGTCGGCAACAATTAAATCTAAGATAGTGAGAGAACCCGCACCTGAACCACCACCAATCAAAAACCAAGTATTCTTCGGTATTAACGGAGCAATAAGTAGAGAAGATTGGGTGAACTCATTAGGAATGGGATTAATACTTAAAACAAAAAAAGACCACCTATATCAAATCGGTGCGGGTGTTGCTAATAGAACGGTTGACGGTATTTCAGGTGAATTTAGACCTTTTCTTAGTGGTGGGGTTTATTGGAAGATAAAAGTTAAAAAAAATTAGAGTATTTATATTAAAATACCTTTATGGGTTTACGTAAATTAATCAAAGAGGCTTTGGAACAAGAACTAGATAAATCTTTGATATTAAAAGAAGATGTTAAAATTTCAAACGCATTACAATATCATATTGATAATGAAATGACCTTAAGTGAAAATGTATTTTTGTTTTATTCTGAAGGGTATTTTGATTTAATTAATGAAGTTAGAGATTTGTGGAAAGAAGGTAAAATTGAACTTAACGAAAACGATATCCTAATGGTTGAATCTGATTTAGGTATTAAAGTTAAAATTGGTAAGGAGTATGTTTATTTAGATGCTCCTTATATCTATGAAACTGAAGAAGATGTTTTATCTGAAGGTAAAACTTCAGGAAGACCCAAGAAATTCGCAGTTTATACTAAAAGTAAAACAGAAGGAATTAAGAAAGTAATTTTTAATAACTCTAATTTATTATTGAAAGAAAGTCGCAACTGTTCTCAGAAAATGGACAGAACAACTGCAGGATATTGGTCTTGTAATGTTGGTAGATACGCAAAACAATTAGGACTTTCATCTCAGAATGGATAATTCCATGCCAAACAAATTCTTGAATGCCGAACAAATTCTATTTTTGAAATTTGTTTGGCATAATAATTTTAATACAAATTATTTAAGTCAAATTTCTTTACAAAAGTAGGAAACGCTTCTTCATAAGATTTTTCAGTTTCATCTGTAACCTTATTTGTAAATTGCCAGTTCCAATAAAATTTATCATTAGGTTTAAAACCATAGAATGTGTGAACTCTTTTTTGAGTGTCAACAACATCCATACCTTTCCAGTTTTGTCCTGTACAAATAAATCCACTTTGGATACCCTCGATAATATTTGATTCACCTAAAGTTTCGTGTCTGTTCTCAATCCAAGTCAATCTTTCAATTAATTTTTGATAGAACATGCTGGCTTGACCCCACCTTACAGAAGTAAAAAATATAACGGCATTTGATTCAAATAACTCTTTGGATATTTTCCAAAGTTCATCATCTTTATCATTTAGACTTGCCCAACATCTATGATATCCTGTGGGATTTTTATCTTTATCTTTTAATTTGGCTTTCATTAATCCACAAGAGTTACCATCTTTTCTTGATACGTTTCCCTCACAAGGAGTAATATGTAATTCAGGAACATCAATTAAAACTGATTTGTCGTTTAGATATTCGTTGATGACCATCGCAAGGATTGTGGACTTAGGTATATCCATATCATTTGGGTCCCAATTATATCTGTTTGAGCATGTTAATAGTAATACCTTATCTAACTTTTGAAGTTCAGATATTGTTTTTTCAAGTTTTTTTAAGTTACCTAAAGAATTGTTCTTTTCAGTAACGTTATACTTGTCAAATATTTCTTGTAATCTATTATCCATTCAATATAAATACTTTGTATATCATAATAAAAAACCCACCATGAAGGTGGGTTTATAATTTAGGCTCTCATTGTTGGAACACGAGTAATTTCAGGTCGTAATTCTCTGATTTGTGTTTCAACTTGAGCAATTTCAGTATCCGTCTCATTAAGTAATTCCCTTAACATATTCATTTCTCTTTGATAATTAGGGGTGGGGGGCTCTGGTTGTTCATCAAGTGGAATTGTTTCATCTGGTTCCACCATTACTTGTTCATTAACAAATTCAAGTCTCATTTTTTCATATCCAGTTAAACATTCGGTATGAACCTGTTCTTGAATTTCGTCAGAACATAAATTCTTATTTGTTAGCTCTGATTTGAAAATTCTTCTAACAAGTGGGAATAAATAATCATCAGCTTCAATCTCAAGATAGTCTGTTCTGTAATCCTCGGCGTTCCAAAAACTAAATTCTGAATCACCTTCTAACCCTTTATACCCTGCAAATTTATAACCCGTCTGTTTATTGATGAAGTAAACTAAAATACCTCTTCTCCAATATTTCTCAAAATAGTTTTTTTCTTTTTGATATGTTGTACACCATCTTGTTGATGCGCCATATTTTGCGGACGCTGAAAATGTTAAAGGTCTAACAATAACCCACCTTTCATCTTCATATTCTTTAATAACCTGACCCTCAAGGTCTTTAGTTAATTCCTTCATTGAAGCTAAGGTTACTGCACCTCTAACATCATCAAGGTCTTTATAGGTCGATACGTCCTTATTTTCAATGTGACCTTTATCCATATAATCCATAAACTCTTTTAGGGTAGTGTAGGTGTCACTACTGAAATGTTCTGCAAGATAATTTGCCATATAATACATCTCACCATCGTTAAGTTCATTAGTTGAAATTCCTTTATTAATTAAAATTGTTTGAATTTCCAACATACCTTTTGGGTAAGCAACCTTACCCCAAAGTTTTTTTGGGTTAAATTTGCCGCCAAATATTTTACACATTAATGGAAGATACTTGTAAGACTTGGAAGTATCTAACCTATTCATCATGTCAAACATTGTGACATTTAATTCAGGATATTGTTTCTTTAATTCATCTAAACGAGACATATTTTTCTTTTTGTAAAATATAGGTAAAATAAAAGTTTGAGTCAAAAAAAAACACTCAGTATTTGTACTGAATGTTAGTGATTTTTGCAGAGAGTTAGGGATTCGAACCCCAGAAGCTGTTACACTTGCCAGTTTTCAAGACTGGTGCCATCAACCACTCGGCCAACTCTCTATTTTTCTTTATTAACTGTATATCCAAAATTTATTAAAACATCTTTACAAAGTCCAATAAATTCATCTATAGTCAAATCATTTTTTGCTCTATTTGCTTCGGGACGAGCAATCCCTAAATTATCAAAAGAACTCTCACCACCTAATAATCTTGGTATTATATGGTCGAACTCATATGTGTTAAAATCATTAATGTCTATTGGTCTACCGGTCAAATAACATTTATCAATAGATGATAAATACTCTTTTAGTTTTTTCCTATCAAAATCACCTCTTCGATTATAAGTAATTTTTTTACCTTCATATTCTTGTAAGAATTTCTCTGTTTTATGTAACCAAGGATTTAATTTTCTTTGTTTCTTAACCCTATCATAGGCCTTTTCTTTTTGATTGTCACCTAAATGGTATGAAATTGTTGATTTACTACAACCTAAAGATTTTTGAATTTGTTGATACGAATAACCTTTTTCTTTTAATTTAACTATTTCTTCTTTTAACGACATATAATATAAATATGCGTTCGTATCAAAAAAGATTAGAACCATTTTTGTAATCTTCTACAAATGTAGTATATTTGTGTCATGAAAACAATAGTCTTATCATTATTTTTAATTTTGTCTCTTTCGGTAAAAAGTCAAACCACTGATGTTATGTGGGTACCCGACCAAAATACTTTGGTTGCATCCTATAATAGTTATTCACAAATTGGATGGTATCTTGGTGGATATTATACCACCACATTCCCCGCACCATTTATTTATACTACACCTGCATCAATCATCAATCGTGGTGGTTTGTCATTCACAAATAGAAAAAACACTTATAGCATTATGGGTGGAGCATTCGTTAAAAGCGTGTCAGTCAACCAAATTGAATATACACCTGATGTTTGGTTAAAAATATATCCTCTCAGAACATTATTAAAAACCTCAAGAGGTCCTGATTTTGCGGTTGGAATAAATTATACTGATGAATTAAGGGTGGGTGTTGGATTATCTATACCATTAGGTATTTATAGGTAATGTATGATGATGTTTTAGATAGAGCCAATAAATTCTTTGAAAATCACACTTTCGAAGTGTATCACCTTTTCGATGCGGAAGGGGAACCTATTGCGCCAACAAATGTTAAGATTAAACTTACAGGTGTAAAAGACCTCATTTCAATGGGTGATTCTAAACCCTTCATATTATACACAGCATATATTTTACCGACAAACGAAAAGTCCGACAAATTTAATTCAATATTAAGTGCTCATTTCGGTCGTGAGGCAGAAATTAAAACATTTGACCATGGGGCTTATGGAAATTTTGCGTGGGTCATGACAAAAAAATTATCTGAACTTTTAAAATATTTTTCATTACCTGAAGCAATGCTCACTAAAGTGGTAAACGAGGTGGAACCTATTAAAATAAATGAAAGTTTAATTGTTGAATCTAAAGTTGACGGAGCCGTAAGAAAAATCGTTAAAGATATTTTGGAATTAATTAAGTTCCAAAGAAATGGTGAATTTGTTTTACCTGAAGATATTAGAGTTGAGGATGACACTTATAAGTTTTCAAATTTACCGGAATTTACAATTGAATTAGAGGTCATTGAAAGTGATGTTGTTGATAGATTTGATGTTGAATGTGCTTACTATAAAGAAGAAGATGTAATAACGGTTGATATAGTCATTAATCCTGATGTGAAATATTCAATATTATATGATATTGTTGGTGAATTAAATGAACAACTGAGACATGAAATGGAACATATGATTCAAAATGTTCGTGGGGAGGAATTACCGGACAAAGAGCCAAAATCACATTCAAAATATTATTCTCAACCACACGAAATTGGTGCTCAGATTGCCGGTTTTAAAAGAAAGGCTAAGATAACAAAACAACCATATGAAAAAGTAGTTAGAGATTGGTTTGAAACTAACAAACACAAACATAGATTAAACCCAAAACAATCTGAAAAGATTATTCAAAAATTACTAAGTAACACAAATGATATCGGAAAAATTAGTTAAAAAAATTTTGGTAGGGCAAACATTTAAAGAAAATACCTTTCAGTATACGTTTATATCTGTATCGTTGAATGAAGATGAAATTGCTTATGACATTCATGTAGATGTTAAACTTCCAAACCCAAAACAATCATATGTTTCGGAGGTTTTTATCCATGATATTCATAATATTCTTTCAAATATGTGGAATTATGTTGGTGAGAGTTTTTCATATTCTTTACATATTACTTTAAACGGAGGATATTGTCATGAAGTTTATATCAGTCCTGAAAAATATGATGAGATTGTTGAGGCGGTAAATGCAAAATATAGACATGTTGAAATAAGAGGTGGGCATACTTTTAATGTTGATTTATCTCCACTAAAAACTCAAAAAGGTTTTTATAAAATGAGTGATAATTATCTTGAATTTTATTTTAATGTTAGATTAGGTGGGTATAAG